TGAAGTGGTGGTTCACATATTTTTGCATTGTAAAGTACGTTAGTGTTTGTTGTCTGGCTTCTTCCCCAAACAATTTATACAATGTCTCATCTGGACAAATTTGCTTTTTATTTTCTGCATTTTGTAAATTGTGGTCTTTAATGTATTTAATCAATGCCCGTGTAACTGTGGTTCTAGATACTTCAGACCCTTTTTCAATCTCTAAAAATACACACATGTCGTCAGAAACGGGGGATGGGCGAGCAAATCCACATGGTTTGCGATTAGCTTTTGCTTTAGACGGCTTCTTGGATTTGGCTTCCATTTTAGCCAACAATTTAGACATATTTTTATGTTTCTGTTTCATATTGTCATACGTGGTTTTAATCATTACCAACTCAGCGGACATCTCATTCATCAATTCGTTCATTTTTTCATATTGTGTCATCTTTTGTATAACTACTTGTTCTGTACTCATAATATAAATAATTATAAACCGATTATTTATATTGTTTTTTATGTATATTCAATACTAATATTTTTACTCGTCATGATTTGTAGTTGGTTTACGAGTACGACGAACACGGGTATAACCATCTTCACTCGGACCACGACGTACTGGACGGTTTTGTTGACGCGTCTCACACATTAACTTTCCACCATTAATACCAGTCACATTGGTGGCCTGGTGTTTGTGTGTTTCGTTTGGTGAATCTACTAATTCAAATTGAACATACTCACCTTGTACTAAATATTTGTATTGCGTATCTTCCACTTGTACGGTGCTATAATGTGTAAAAATATCTTGTTCGGTACCATCTTCAGACTTCATTGTAATAAACCCATAACCGGCCTTATTATTAAACCATTTTACTTGTCCGGTCAAACGCTTGGATGTTGTTTCAACTGCAGAAGAACTCATTGTCGTATTATATTCTATTTATAACACGTATATTTATATTGTTTTTATTGAAAGTTTATTCTCTTTAAATACTATAAATGGATATATTTTCTCGTAATAGGACTTTTTTAGTCGTGTTTGCCATTTTAGTCATTTTTGTTATTTTTATTATGCAATCTTTTAAAAGTCAAACGAAAGAATTATTTAGTAACTTAAATGATAATTATCCTCAACCTAATTATGACAATGGAGAGCCCATTAATATACGCAAAAACACAAAAACATTCAACCCACGTGGACGCTATAGAAGCGATAAACCATTTTCAAAATCTAGAATGTCAAGACAAGACTGTGAGACACAATGCAAAAAACAACCTGAATGCAATCCGATTGAAAATAACGAATGCTCCATCACATATAATGATTCTGACAAGTCCTGTTATTGCCAATTTAGAAAAAAAGACATAACCACTGAAGGCTTTGAAGACCGAATCACCCCTTTAGATTTTGCTAAAAACACTCTCGTCCAATTGCCCAATCTAGCACCTGTTGCACAATACAACACTAGTAAAGACAAATGCGAACCCCTCAAAAAAGTCACACTGGGAAAGTGGTCGGATTTCAATATTAGAAGCCGTAATGAAATGTCTTATAGTTTTTGGATTTATTTCAACGAATCTGAACTCTCCACCAAAACACGTAGATACACCGAAATATTAAGATTATATGACGAAGGTACTAAATATGGCGACGGAAGAGACCGCTATACATTGATTCATATATATGAGAGTTCGCCTGTATTGCAAATCCGTTCTTGTACCGTAAATAACGTAAACGATACAGTTAGTCTAGAAGATGAATTAAGCAATCAACGTATTGGATTCCCAAATACGCCTACCTGGGTTTGCATATCGTTTGGGGATGGCGTGATGAAAGTATATTTTAATAATGAACTCAAAACACACCATCAAACCGACACATATTATGAACCACAACCGGACAGTATTTTCGTATTGGGGAAAAGTAATGACAACGAAGGAATTTATTTGTCTCAATTCCGTTTGTATGACAAAACATTAAGCGACGACGATGTGAAAGTATTATATGAATCCGCCACTGCCCCTCCATGCAACTCATTAACTTCATCAAGTGAAGGTTTCACCGGGTCATTTAAACAATTGTTTTCCATGTTTAACAAATCTGAAGAAGGATTTCAAAGTGGCTATGGTAATAATATCCCTTCAGAAGACAAATGCCCACAAACGGTCTACGGACGTTATTTAAATTTACACTCTTCATTTAGTGTTGAACAAATGAATTTGGCACGACAAAACTACTTTAACAAAATACAAAGCAATAAAGGATTGCATATTACTTTACCCGCTCCTTTAATCAATGATTCTGTATTGCGAAAAGTTCAAAAAGGTACAACCCAATGTATGCGTCATGGAGACAATGTTCCCACTGGCTCTATTTACGATAGCAACTCCATAAACTCTAGCAATCAGGGGAAACACAAATCAGACCAAAACAATCAACCATACGATTACTTGACTAAAGAAGACAAAGCGTATTTGGTCCGAAATGGAAGAACGGAAGATTTTACAACCACTTTAAATGAAGTTATTAAATCAAACAAACCACAAAATCTATTGAATTTAGACTATAATGATGAAATTGTAATTCATGTAAAACATGGGACATACTTACAATTTATTTTAAATAAATCATCCTTCAAAGGAAGCAAATATAACAACGACAAACCTAGAATGTTAAACGATATGCGAAACTTTATTAGAATTGTAAACACGGATTCCGCTGCAATGAAATGTGCGAGCACACAAATGTGTAGCGGGCTTACGTACTTAAAGACATTAGGTACATGTGCGTCTTTAAGCTCTGACGTGTATGACAAAACCGAAAAATACAATACGGGCTTTGGACATCGTGAAATCAAGTGTACTCATCTAAGCAAAATGGAATATTTAGAAATACCCAATCGGTATAATTTCAATAATCACGATTCAACAATAAGTATGTGGTTCAAAGTGGATTCCAATGTTCGTAACACGATTGACCCCGCCTATAAAAAGAATTGGTGGTTACGATTATTGAATTTCGGCATTCCGAAAAATTGGAATATGGAAAAAGAAGTCATAATTGCAATTGGTGGAGAGCCTAGACATCAATATTTAGAGTTTTATATGGACGGATATCATCTTAGACAAATTAGTCAAGTTGGCACAGGCGAATGGCAAAACATTATTTGGGTCATTCGCGACGGTGCCTGGGACTTTTATCACAACGGTGCAAAAATGCCTACCATAACCGAACCTCGTTATGGAAAGAAACCATCCAGGTTACCCAACTATAATGGTAATCACGAATACAAGCAACAAATTGGCGCACCCGGTGTATTTTGGGACCCGGTATTTGAATCGCATATTGGAGACTTTAAAATATACAATAAGGCGCTCAGTGATTTAGAAGCATGGGTTGAATTTACTGGAAATAGTGAAATCTAATTTTTGTCAACGTTGTAAAAAATTATAATATTATAATCTATAGTATCATAATGAAAGAAATACAATACACCGCCATATTATTTATTGTATTGATTCTTTTTGTTTTTTTAATAATACATTATTTGAACAATGGATTTAGTAACACCGAAAAATTCTCTCAATTGGGTCTTCATGAGTCCGTCTACACAAACCCACACTATATTGTCAACACTACCCCTTTAAATATGAGCCATACTACGCTTATGGATTTCCAAGGCAAATGGCATGTTAATAAAGAAAGCAGTTGGGAATCTTCTCTTCTGAAACACAACGCGTCTGGACAAAATATTACATGGGACCAAATACCTTTTAGCAATACTTCCAAAATTGAGAATAAAAATACCGATTTTAGTATTTCATTTTGGATATACATAAATGAACCTGGAAAAGAATGGCAACCTATATTTAGAGTTTTTGACCAAGGATACAGTGAACGAGTACCTGGGATTTGGCTACGTTGTTGCAATACATCGTCATTGCATATCCGTCAAACGGTTGAGAAACAAGAAAACGGAATGCCATCATGGACCAAGTACAATTCCGGTATTTTTAATGATGAAATTAATAAGCTTTCTATTGACCAATTGCGTCCCGAATTTTGCGTTATTGTATTTTCAGGGAAGTCGTACCAGTTTTACAAAAACGGGGAGCTTCAATACCAACATTCCCATAGTAGCAATCCAGAAGTCATCCGCGGCGATAAGACATTGATTCAAATTGGGAGACAACGTGTTAATGATGAAAACGTGTACGCATTAAAAGACGTTGAAATATACAACAATGCATTGTCAGCAGATACAGTCGCCGCATTGTATGAACGTATAAAACACGACGGTGATGTTCAAAGTGCATGCGCGTTTTTTGGGAAATCATGCACTATCAGTGGTGGATGTGAAAGTTTCACCGATGGAATACAATCTTTATTGCCATGGACTAAACGGTCTCAATATGAAGGGTTTGAGAGTAGTATTGGATTGCCGGAACAAGCAAAGTTGGCAAATGGACAATTCTTTTCGTTTTCTGACTATAAAAAAATAACGCCAGGTTCGTCAAACGAACAAATGAGTTCTTATGGTACATTAAGCGGAAACGAACCATATGTTGTATTAGACAAAACAGAATATAATTTTTCAGAAAACAAAGCTCTCAAATACGTTTACTTTAATGCAACTAAAAAGGAATATATAAAAATACCCGAACAAATTGTGTTTGGCAATAAAGGATGCAGTTTCGGGTTCTGGTTTCGCGCACATTATAGCAACTTAAAATACACTCGTATTTTTGATTTTGGTAATGTGTCTAGTAATCGCAAGAGAAATAATATTGTCGTGTTTTTCAAAGATAAACATATTGGGTTGGGAGTGTGGAGAAACGGCGAAACGAACGCAGAAGACAAAGTATTTATGGACGCAGCCAATCAGAAATGGTATCATTTTGTATGGACACTATCGCCAAATGGTTCGTGGAATATTTATGTAAATGGCTCTCATTTCAAACATATTCCGGATAAAGGTATTCCTGCCGAATATATTGGTGAAGATTCACAAGGTGGGGTTAATTTCGCACAACATTACGGGTTTGGCGGTGTCCAAGACAAAATTGTGACAAATGGAGACGAAACCGTAAAAATTAATGATTTGAAAGACAATACCAACGTTGGTCACAGCATGAGTTCCATAAATGTGACTGGAAAAACAAAAGCCACGTTATATGACCAACCGAACCAACAAGGAAGTTCTAAAACATTACAAGGACCATACAGCAACAATGCAATGGGATTTATGGGATGGAATGACCGCACCAAAAGTATGACAATTGAAGGACCCCCTCAAGAAAAAGTAGTTCGGGAAAACCAATACATTGGCCGAAGCAATTGGGTAAATGACGATTATTATCAAGGTGTAATCGCAGATTTTCGTATTTATGATTCGGTACTTACATCCGAACAAGTTCAAATACTTTATGGCGATTTGCCCTCGGCAGATTCAATGTCTACCATGAACAATATGTAATTTGGTTTCTCGTCAAAGTCCAAAGATTCAATGTGAGACAATATGGACACTAAAAAGTCCACCATTACGTCGTTTTTATTTTTTAACAATAAATACAAACGGTCAAACTCTTTTTGGTCTCGTAACCATATATTATAAGGGTCAATCACATCAGTGGATGAAATGTTTTCTATAGCATCTGGACTTTCTAAATAACTTCCATACAACATCTCCCAAAATATGTAAACGAGAGACAATACTTCGTCACGCCGAACCACGTCTTTTCCTTGGTGTACAAACCAACTGACATAATTCGGACTACCTATAATACTATCTTTAGGCGTTTCTAAAATATGTTCTTGAGAGTCATCTAGAAAAGTGGACGACAATCCAAAATCAATCAAATGCCATTTATGGTTATCATCTCTCATGAAATGCGCCGGTTTCAAATCGCGGTGTACTATACCGGCCTTGTGTATATGTTCCAATATATCTAGTGCCGTGTTCCACCAGTCCAATAATTCTTCAAATTGTATGACGGGTTTCCAGGTTTGAAGTGAACCTTGACTATAATAAGAGATGACTATAGTGGTATAAGGGGATGAGAAACCATAATGATACAAATAAGGTACATGTTTGCATTTTTGCGTATCTAAATAATGCAATACAGTGGCTTCGTGTTTTATGGTATTGCATATAGGGTTCGGTTTTTCCATTTTGGCAGCGTATAGTTGACCCGTTTTCAAGTGTTTTACTTTGCATACGGCGCCAAATTGTCCTTGCCCGACTTTTTGAACAATTTCGTATTTATTGTTAATCACATTCATATTTTTACAATATAAAAAACTATTTATATTTCGTACAATACAAAACAATGTCTCTAAAATGTATAAAATATGATAAAACTCCATTATGGGATTTATTTCTTTTCACTAATAACAATACATCTTATATATGGTCTAGTCTTTTTAGGCGTTTTCTCAACCGTACCTAAATACATTTATGCATGGAACATGCTCGTTCAAATGTTGCTTTGTTTGTTCTTGATGGTCCGATATTACCCATTCCGTACCGAATACAAATTCAAACCGATTGATGCGAAATTGATTTTTGGAGCGTCGTTTTTATTGTTTGTCAATATTATTAGTTTGCCACTTCTTTATTCGTATGTGTACAATCGTTTAGCCGACCCTATCAAAAAAATTTTGCCTCAAGAATTGCCAGATTTGCCGTCTACAAATATAACAAAATAAGCAATTGTTGGTATACTACCATAATATGAAACATGGAGTGGTGTTTGCACCAATGCGGATTTCCACCATAATAACCAAAATGCGAGTTAATATAATAATACAAAACCCAAAACAATCCACATGACCCAAATAAATATCCTGGTTCATCCAAATTAAGGATGCCATCTTTGAGATACAAACAAAAACCAACGTGTGTTATTGCATAATCTAAGGTACGTCGCCACGACGGTCGTATTGGATTGCGCCAATAATTAATTGACGCTAAAGCAATTGCGCCATTTAAACGGGAATACCAATAAAAACCTCTATACATGCTGTATAAGGTCGGTACGAAAAATAAAAAAGACGTCCCAAACATTGCGCTGGATTGGCAATACGGAAAAAAATGTCTCATTGTCTATAAATGTATATATAATTTAAAAAAAAATATTTATACTTAAGTTTGGGTTTAACCAGATTATATTCTTTATATATTGGCGTATTATATATAAAAATATCAAATGAGTGGTTCTAATAAAAGCAACACTATTTATCTTCAAAATAACGAGTTAAAAATTTTTATTAATTTTACAAGGAAGAAAGGGAAATTTAGGGACAATTATAAAGAATTCATACAAGAAAAAAATAAGGAATTATTTTACTTCGCCAATCTGGATGTTTCAAAGGTTACAGATATGGAATCTATGTTTAGTTTTGCACATTCATTTAACGAACCCATTGGTCATTGGGATGTCTCAAATGTAACAAAAATGGGAAGTATGTTTTATAAAGCAAGAACATTTAACCAACCCATTGGAAGTTGGAATGTTTCAAAGGTTACAAATATGTTCTCTATGTTTGCTAATGCAAAAACATTTAACCAACCCATTGGTAATTGGAATGTTTCAAATGTTACAGACATGTCTTGGATGTTTAATGAAGCAAAAACATTTAACCAACCCATTGGGGGGTGGAATGTTTCAAATGTTACATTCATGGTTGAAATGTTTTGTAAAGCAGAATTATTTAACCAACCCATTGGAAAATGGAATGTTTCAAAGGTTAGAGATATGAAAGAAATGTTTGCTGGTGCAAAATCGTTTAACCAAGACATTAGCAATTGGGACATTACTAACGTGGAAAATATTTATAAAATAGGCTTTCCTAAACCGTTATCGCATTTAGTTGCGTATAGTGTTTATCAATGGTATATACACAAGAAGATTACTAAAGATGATGCGGAAAAAATATTCGGTAGTGTTACCGAAATGAAAAAGTACGAACAAGACCAAGTAAACCATGGTTCTTTGTCATCTTCACGTTCTTCGCCATCTGTTGAAGCTTCCTTACCTTCACCCAAAGTACTTGATTATATTGAACTTGAAGAAAAACCTATTTCAGCATATAAATATTCGGTATATGAAAACAATTTTCCTATTTTATTTGCCGATAAAAACGATTATAAGGTCATTATGCGTTTAG